CGAAACAGAATCTAATGTTGCTGCATTAGTAAAAGTATATTTAGGTGCAACAGGTGGTACAGTTACAACATCAAGTGTTGATAAAATACATACATTTACAGGTGATGGTAATTTTGTTGTTTCACAGTTAGCAAATGGAGTTGGTACTGGTAGTACAAATAAAGTTCAATATCTTGTAGTTGCCGGTGGTGGTGGTGGAGGCTTTGATAACTCTGGTGGTGGAGGTGCAGGAGGATTTAGACATGATTTTCCTGGTTGTGGTTTAACTATACCAGCAGCAGCAACTTATCCTATCACAGTAGGCGCTGGTGGCGCTGGTAGATCAGGTAGTCGTTGTGGTACAGGTTCAAATGGTTCAAATTCAGTTTTTTCAACAATCACATCTGCTGGAGGAGGTGGAGGTGGTTCAGACGCAAATGGTTCATATGGTGCTGGTGCAAATGGTGGTTCCGGTGGTGGCGGTGCAAAAGGTGGTAACACTAAAACAGGTGGCACTGGTAATACACCTCCAGTAAGTCCTTCACAAGGTAACAATGGTGGTGCAGGTGCCCCATATCCTCCATCAAGTGGAGCTGGTGGTGGTGGCGGCGGTGGTGCCGGTGCAGTAGGACAAGCAGGTCCAGACAGTTCTCCTTCTGGTGGTGGTAATGGTGGTAATGGTACTGCAAATTCAATAACTGGTTCATCAGTCACTTACGCAGGTGGTGGTGGCGGAGGTTCGCCTGGTCCTGGTGGTTCTGGTGGTTCTGGTGGCGGAGGTACTGGTGGTAATTCACCTGCACCTAATAATAAATCTGCTGGTACAGCGAATACTGGAGGCGGTGGTGGAGGTGCCACTGGTTCAAGTGATACAGGTATGGCAGGTGGCTCAGGTATAGTGGTTTTAAGATATAGATTCACGGAAAGTGTATAAATAGTGTTATGGCAGTAGATCAGATAGGTACAAAAGGTTTAGTAGATTGTTCAGTCGCAGCAGCAGACATTGCTCCTGGAACAATCACAAGTGCAAAATTAGCGGGTTCTATCGCTAATGCAAAGTTATCAAATTCAAGTATTACAGTAAATGGACAGTCAATATCACTAGGGGCGAGTGGTGCTGTGCCACCTGTTCAATGGCAGTCAGTCGTTGTATCAGATGGAAGTACAGTTACTACAATGGTTGCAGGTAGAGGTTATTTTGTAGATAATTCTAGTGCAGCTGGTTTAGTAAAATTACCTGCAAGTGCTAGTGCAGGAGATTTAATTGCAATAAAAGATTACGCAGGTAATTTTAATTCAAATAATTTAACAATTCAAAGAAATGGTCACAACATACAAGGTACTGCTGGCGATTCAACAATATCGTCTGCAAGAGCGGGATTAACAATGGTATATGTTGATAGTACAAAAGGTTGGTTATTTCAAAATGAAAGTAATGTTGGAGATTTAAGATCGCCTTTATTTACAGAAGCAACAGGTGGTACTGTATCAACATCAGGTGATTATAAAATACACACATTTACAGGGGACGGAAACTTTGTAGTAAGTCAAGTAGGTAATGGACCTGCTCCTATCTCAGGTGGTGGCCCTAATACAGTTTCATATATGGTAATCGCTGGTGGTGGTTCAGGTGGACCAGGTTATGGTGGTGGCGCTGGTGCTGGTGGATATAGAGAAGGTAGAGATATTAGTCCTTCTTATACTGCTTCACCTTTAGTTAACTCATCAGGTTTAACAATTACAGCAACAACATTTCCTGTCACAGTAGGTGGTGGTGGTTCAGACGCAAATGGTTCAAATTCAGTATTCAGTACGATTACATCTGCCGGTGGAGGTAGAGGTCGATATGGTAATGGCGCACCCGAAGTAGGATCAGGTGGATCTGGCGGCGGAGGCGGCGGTGGTGGCCCAGGTGTCTCTGGTTCAGGTAACACACCTCCAGTAAGTCCACCTCAAGGTAATAATGGTGGAACAGGTTCAGGAGGAGTAGCCCCAGGTGGTACATGTTCTCCTCGTTATGGTCGTTCTGGTGGCGGAGGTGCTGGAGGCGCAGGTGGTAGTTCTTCAAATACTGCAGGTGGTAATGGCGGTAATGGCACTCCTACAAATATAACAGGTTCAGATGTCACACGAGCAGGTGGTGGCGGTGGAGGTTATTATACTATTAATGGTACAGGAGATCATGCTGGTTCTGCCGGTCCAGGTGGTGGTGGTGCAGGTAGTCCTGGTACTGCTGCTCCTAATTCAGGAACAGCAAATACTGGTGGTGGTGGTGGAGGATCTTCTACTCCAAATCCAGGCGGACATCCTACAACAGGTGGTACGGGTGGTTCAGGTATAGTTGTAGTACGATACAAGTATCAATAATTAGTCTTTTTTAAGACTACTATATATTAAAAAGGTGATTATAAAATGAATTTAAGAAACTATTATTATTATTTTCAATCAGCATTAACTCCAAGACTATGTGATGAAATAATTGAATATGGAAAAAGACACAAACCTGAAATTGCTGTCACAGGTGGTGCAGAATTAAACGATCAAAATGTCAAAAAAGACGGCACTCTTAAAAAATCAGTTCTTAAAAAACTTCATGTAAAAAGAAAATCAGATATCGTTTGGATGAATGACGCATGGTTGTACAAAGAAATACATCCATTTGTAAGACAAGCAAATGAAGAAGCAGGTTGGAACTTTGATTGGGATTGGTCAGAATCTTGTCAGTTTACAAGATATGGTGTTGGTCAGTATTATGGTTGGCATTGTGATTCTTGGGATAGACCTTATGTTCGTAAACAAAATGAAGATGGTACATATCCAATAGATCATGGTAAGATAAGAAAATTATCAATGACAATATCATTATCAGATCCTAATGATTATGAGGGTGGTAATTTAGAATTTGATATGAGAAATCAAAAAGATTGGGAAAATGATAAAAAGAAAGCAATACATGAATGTACAGAGATTAGACCTCGTGGTTCTGTTATTGTTTTTCCAAGTTTTGTATGGCACAGAGTAAAACCAGTAACAAAAGGCACTAGATATTCATTAGTAGTTTGGAATCTAGGTAAACCGTGGAGATAAATTATGGCAGTATTGACTAATAATATGAATAACATTGATAAATTAAAAACAGATAATTATTTTTCTTGTCCTGTATATACAATCGAAAAACCTGAATGGGTTCCAAAGATTGATAAAGCATGTGACAAATATATTAAAGAAGCATATAAAAGTGAAAAACCTAGATTAGATAAAAGAAAAAAAGAATTAGGCACTAAACATTGGAATGCTGTAAAAGATCATGGCATGTCTTATCATTCAACACCCATTGAAAGAGATCCTGCATTAAAAGATTTTGTTGATTATTGTGGAAACACAGCAAGAAATATATTAGATGAACAAGGATTTGATATGTCTAATTACACTATGTTTTTTACAGAATGTTGGGTACAAGAATTTAGTAAGAATGGTGGTGGTCATCATAATACACACATTCACGCAGATAATCACATATCAGGTTTTTATTATCTTAAATGTTCACCTACTACATCAATACCTGTCTTTCACGATCCTAGACCAGGTGCATTAATGACAGGATTAAAACAAAAAGATAGATCAAAAATAAGTTATGCTAATGAATCTGTGCATTATCTTCCTAAACCTGGCACACTAATATTTTTTAATTCTTTCATGCCACATCAATATACCATGCATGATGGTTATGAAGATTTTAGATTTATACATTTTAATATACAAGCAATTCGTAATGAGATTGTTAACGGAGTAAAAGGACAATGAAAACAGAATTTGACAAAAACAATTACATTGTAATTAAAAAAGCAGTAGAACCTAAGATAGCAGAATTTGTTTATAATTATTTTTTAATGAAAAGACAAGTAGCTAAAACAATGTTTAGTGAAAAATATATTTCACCATTTACTGAAGATTGGGGTGTGTGGAATGATAATCAAGTACCTGGAACATACTCAAATTATAGTGATGTTGCAATGGATACATTATTGATTAGAACACAACCTATTATGGAAAAACATACAGGTATGGAGTTAATACCAACATATTCATATGCTCGTATCTATAAAAAAGGTGATGTATTACACAGACATAAAGATAGATATTCTTGTGAAATTTCTACTACATTAAATTTAGGTGGTGATCCTTGGCCAATCTACATTGAAAACGATCCTAAAAAAGGTGGTTTAAAAGATGGTCAATATAAATCAGATATGACTGAGGGTAAAAAAGTTAATTTAAAACCTGGAGATATGTTAGTTTACAAGGGTAATATATGTGAACATTGGCGTGAGGCGTTTGATGGCGAAGATTGTGGTCAAGTATTTTTACATTATAACAATGCAAAAACAAAAGGTGCAGACAAAAACATATATGATGGAAGACCTCATGTAGGTTTACCCTCATGGTTTAAAGGTAGAGTGGTCAGATAACTATAAAAAAAGCATAAATAGTATGAACAGGAGATTACAGTATGCCAACAACCACAGTCACGACTGCCCCAAATGTGGCCGCCATTGCAAATTTC